GTTATGAAAAAGGCTCAAGAGGCTGAGGCAAGGATTGCTAAGATTGACCCAAGAATGAACTGGTCTTTACCTAAAGATGCTAGTTTAGTATTGCCTCAAGAGCTTCAAGCTGCACAACAAGACTTAGGATGGGCAAATGCATTTAGAGCTGGGCAAGAAGCGTCATGGCTTCCAAGCGGAAAAACTTTTGTGGATGTATTGAAGAATCCAAGAACAATACCTTCTATAGTATCTCCACGAATTCAAGCAAATATAGGATATGGAACAGGAGCTGCACAGCGTTACTATGGAATGCTTCCACAAGCTACCAATGAAGACCTGTATAACCTAAGTTTATTAGCACCAAGAATCAATTGGAGTGAATAATGACACCAGAAGAGCAAAAGGAACTACATAAAGAAGCCATCAAGGAAGCAATTCAAGAGTGGCTAGACAAGCAGTTTACAGCAGTTGGCAAGATTACTCTTAAAGGTCTTGGAGCAATGACACTAGCAGTCATATTCTATCTATGGGCTGCAGCTCATGGGTGGACAATAAAGATATGAAAAACTCAATGATTAATAAGATAGTGCTTTGTGAAGAATGCGGATCTGCGTTCACAATGTACTTAGAAGGTGATGAATCGGTTTGTGATAGTTGCATCGCTGCAAAAGAGCTGACTCATAAATTAATTGATGATGGCGTTTTAGTGGGGATCAACTATGACAGTACACAAACTTAGAGGCACATTGCAAGACTATCTAGACCACATGACAGGTAAGACGATTGTTGGTTGCGGTGTAGAAGACGAAGAGTTTGTAATTGTATTAGATGACGGAAGCGAAGTATTTTTATTTTCAAGTGAAGACTTAGGAATAGCAATTGAGTTCCCAGAACAGGAGTTACACTAATGTTTAGTGCATTATTTAGTTTTTTAGGCGGTTCAGTTTTCAGAATGATTTGGGGTGAGTTGTCTGAGGCTTGGAATAAACACCAAGACCACAAACACGAGCTAGAGTCATTAAAGATGCAGTCAGAGCTAGAGGCGCAGCGTGCTGTTCAAGAGCTTGAAAGATTGCGTGTTGCAAGCGAGCTTGGTATAAAAGAATTAGAAGTTAAGACTAATGCAGAGATAGAGTCAAAAGATGCTGACGCATTCATTGCAGCTATGCAAACAATCAATGTAAAAACAGGCAATTGGTTTATTGATGCATGGAACGGATCTATCCGCCCTGCTGCTGCTACAACGGCTTTGCTATTGTGGTGGTTCTGTTTGGTTACTCAAGAATTTATGCTATCAGAGTGGGATCGTGAGCTTGTTGGTGTGATTCTTGGTTTCTATTTTGCACACAGAGTATTCATGAGTCGTAAATGAATGAACTAGAATTGCTCAAAAAACTCATTCGTGAGTTTGAGGGCTGCCACTTAAAAGCGTATTATTGTCCTGCTGGCGTTCTAACTATAGGTTGGGGCGCTACAGGCGCTGGCATATATCCACACACTAGATGGACACAGGAGCAAGCAGATGCGAGACTTGATAAAGATGCTAGAAGATTTCTATCAGGAACTAAGGCTTTGTTTCCTGATGCAACAGGTGGACTTTTGGTTGCCCTTGCTGATTTTGCTTACAATCTTGGTATGGGAAAGTTGAAGTCCAGTACGTTACGCAGAAAAGTATTAGCTGGTGATTTAGTTGCTGCCAAAAAGCAGTTTAGAAGATGGGTTTATGGCAGGAATAGTAATGGCGGCATGACTAAGTTGAATGGATTAATCAGGAGACGAGAGGCTGAAGTTAGCTTATTCTAACAATGACCAAATCAAAAACGATTTTTGTTCTACCAGATGTACAAGCAAAACCAAACAATGATTTTACTTTCTTGAGGTGCATAGGAAGGTACATAATCAAGAAAAAGCCAGACATCATCGTGTGTGGTGGCGATTTTGCAGATATGGAATCTTTGTCTTCTTATGATGTCGGTAAGAAGTCCTTCGAGGGGCGTTCATACATGAAAGACTTATGGGCTGCTCGTGAAGCGATGGATGCTTTGCTAGAGCCTATGTATGAATTTAATGCTAGGGCTAGAAAGAATAAAGAAAAGATGTACAAACCTGAGATGCATATGCTTCTAGGAAACCATGAGGATAGAATTGATCGTGCGATTAATAATGATAGAAAGCTGGAAGGTCTTGTATCAACTAATGACTTGCCATATCAAGATTGGATTGTTCATCCTTTCCTTGATGTTGTTGTTATTGAAGGGATTGCTTTTAGCCACTACTTTACTTCTGGGGTTATGGGCAGACCTATTACTACTGCCAATGCGTTACTTACTAAGAAGCATATGTCATGCTTTGCGTTTCACCAGCAAGGAAGACAAATAGCCTACGGCATGGATGCTTCAGGCAGGGAAATGACAGCCATAATATGTGGCAGTTGTTATGAGCATAATGAGGATTATCTTGGCGCTCAAGGTAATAATCATTTTAGAGGTTGCTATATGCTATACGATGTACATGATGGCAGATTTGATGAGCTACCACTGACAATTAAATATCTCAAAGAAAAGTATGGGGACTAATATGGCGCAATTGACACAAAAAGACATTGATAAAATTTTAGGCAGACAGTCAGTTGCTGATCGTGTGCTTCCTGTTCGTGGAGATATATTAAAAGCTCCAGAGCGTGGCATTGTCTCTGGCACATGGGCTGACATATTAAAACCAATAACATCGGCATCTGTTGCTGGAGTTCCAGTTGGAGATATTGCTTTTGGTGACATACAAAGAGGTCTTGATGCTATAAGTCGTAATGCTCCATTGACATATGGAAATAATTTACAAGTTGGATTTAGACCAGAGTATGCTGCACTAGCACTTGCAGCCACTCCAGTAGGAAAAGGTAAAAAAGCTGCAGATGTTGGGTATGATATGGCAAAAATTGCTAAACAATACCCAGATACTATGCCACCAGTTTTAGCTTTTGATAAAAAAACAGGTAAGGAATTTTTACAAAAAGTAAATTCTCCTGAAGCTATTGCTGTTGAAAAGGCTCGTAAGGCTGCACAAAAAGAAATAGACAAGGGTAATTACACTCCATTTTTCCCACTAGAACAAAGATATTATGCTGATGTATCAAGCTATCCATTGACTGGTAATACAATGGTTGACACGCTACCTAAAAAAGCAGAAACACTAGCAAAACATAAAGAAAAATATGACACTCCAGAAGTTAGAGCAAGATTAAATGCAGCTTTTGAAAAAGGATCTCAATTCCCATTGACAAAAGATTGGTATGCTACTGGTCAATTAGAAAATGAATTTATTAAAGAGTATGGCAAAAAAGAAGGAAGCAGATTATATAAAGAGGCATTTGCTGATGCTATGGCTGCCACAACAGGAGGCGCTGATCCAACATCCAACTTATTGATGGCATATTATGGAAACTTTGTGAGAAACGCAGGAAAAGATTTACCTGTTAACGCATATGATTTGCCATACCCGATTGGAGGAAGATTTGCTAGTGGCAATATTGGGATGTACGATAAAGTAATCAATCAAGGAAGAGGTTTATCTGCAGCAGAACAACCTAAACGATTTGACTTTTCTGCAAACTTTTTAGGACATAGAGACAAGGCAACAATGGATGAGCAGATGAGCAGCGCATGGGACTTGTTAGCTCCACCAAAGGGAACGTATGGCGTATTTGAAGGTGTTGTGCAAGACCTTGCAAAGCAGCGTGGAATACCTGCTGCAAACTTCCAAGATGTTACTTGGGCAGGATTAAAAGGGTCTACAGGCAAACCAATGATTCAGCACGTTAACGAGGCAATTGAGCGGACATCTAGAGTAACTGGAAAGACTCCAGAAGAAGTTGTACGAGATAGTTTAGTAAAACGCACAGCTCCATTATATTCTGTAGCTCCATTTGGATTGCTTTATGATCAGAATTATCAAGAAGGAAAATAATCATGGATAGAGCATTAACGCAAAAAGAGATTGATGCATGGAATAATAGAAATATGCAAGGATATGACACTATGAAAACAGTGTTAGGTCTTATGCCGATTATTGGCACTCCAGTTGCAGGTCTATCTGCATATGACGATTTAAGAAAAGGTGATTATATTGGAGCTGGACTTAATGCTGCAACTGGTCTTCTTGGAGCTGCATCAACTCCTGCTGCAATTAGAAGCGGAGCTGTTAACTATTCAAAAGCAACTATGCCAATGCGTAAGGTAAATGTAAACATAGAGGCAACTTCTCCTGATATGTTACAAAAAGCAAACGAATCAAGTCTTGGTCTTACTCTATCAGACGCAAGATTTAGACAGGCTTTAGAAGGTGCTAAATCAAAGAAAATGAAAATGGCTAATGCTCCATATGCAAAAACACAGGGAGCTTGGGTAGATCCAGAGTCTGGAGCTTCTGAATTTAATCGTGTTTATTCACAAAACGTAGGAAGATTCGGATATTCACCAATAGAACAAAATAAACAATTATCTGATTATGCAATGTCTATGGGTGGTGATCTTGACCAGTGGGGTGTTGGAGCTGCTAGATTTAGTCCATTGCCAGCTAACATTGCAAAAGACTCTGCAACTGCAGTTAAGTATAACAAAGTAACTCCAAATGATGTTATTAACACAGCTAAAAACTTAAAGGGAGGTGTTGTATTTTCAACTCCTGATGGCGGTATGCTTGTGTTTGACCCAGATAAAATTCTTAAGCCAACTGATATGGTTAAGCAAATAAAAAACATATCCAGCAAACCAAAATTTGGTCTACTGGATAATGCTTATTTCCCAACAAAAGATCAAGCTAAAGGCGATTACATGAAAGACATTGATAAATTAATTGTTGATTTAGGGTATTAATTTTTTAACAATATTATCAAGTTTTGCATTTACCAACAACTGAATATGCCTACGCAGATATAACCTAAGTATTTCTTTATCTGCTGGCTTGTTTCCGCTTGGTTTGTAATTGTTATATTCATGCTGTATTGCTTTTTCAAAATAGCTATTAAAATTATCTGACATAAGTTCTCCTAGTATATATTTTCTACATCAAGTCTTTTGTTAGCTAATCTGACTAATTCTTTTAGCTCATTAGTTGTCACAACAAAGTATCCTCTTGGTGCTTGATGTAAATTAAATTGATTAATTCCATAATCTTCTGCCTCTTTGTTACTTACAAAAAAGCCAAGATCCCATACTTGATTATCTGTTACTGCAAAATAATTAGGCATTTTCTGATCCCTTCCCAGCTTTTAAAATTTTGTCTGCTGCACTAAATATCTTTTGTGCTGACTTGTCGCTAATCTCACTGTCACGCAACCAGCTTTGAATATATCCACGAGATTCTTTATCTCCATCAAGATTCAAAGTTTTACACAAAATATACGCTACAGATTCAGCTTCAACCTCTCTTATGTCTCTTGGTGTCAATTCAGAATCAGCAAATAAACCTTCTTCTGTATGACCTAATACAACGTGAGCAAGCTCATGGAAGCGAGTTTTATGTGGATATTGTGCAACTGGATTTATAGCAATCTCACGACCTTTTGCATATCCTTGACAGTTGCCATTCGTTGTCTCGTACTTTACTTGTTTAATATCTAGGTTCTTAAGAGCAGTTTCTGCATCCCATCCCTTAATAGCTGGAGCTACAAAATCATCACCTTCTGTTTGATCCAAGCTAAACCAGTTGGCTTTTTCTTTGTATATGCGGAACAATTTTCCAGTTTCTTCTCCATTTTTGTCTTTTTGTTTTACTGTGATAGGCAGCAATAAAGAGATAGCTTTTTCGCCACGCTTTACGTTGCGACCTAATGATTGCCATTTTTTATATGTTGCGATTGGGGATAAATTCAATCCACGAGACTTAAGTTGGCTGTAAGCCAGCAATTGATTCCCGATGCTATATTCATGGAATAAGCTATAGCAAGAACTAATAATCCCTTCTTGTTCTACAGCTTCTTTTAGGTAGTTAGCCCACTTGATTGTTTCTGTTGTCATGTTACTTCTCCTTTAGCGTTTAAAAATTGGTCGGTAGCAAGTAGAGTTAAATCACCGACAGAAGTTATTATACGCATTGCTATATTAATTGCAACACTTTTATTAAATAATTACATGATTTATTTTAATGGATATGGTGATGATGATAAGTTAAGTTTAAATTATGATGAAACTGTAAACCAAAAGTTTACATTTTAAAAACTTTTTGAACTGGAGATATACCATGTGGACAAAACCTGCTGCTACTGAAATGCGCTTTGGCTTTGAAGTTACCATGTATGTTATGAACAAATAATGGACTGGGTAACAGACTGCTATTGACAGATCCCCCATTCATTTGGGGGATTTTTTATTTGTCGTAGTGATCGCCATCATTACCATTTTGACCGATGACATCTATCCTATCTTCATCAAAGTTGGGTAATGGTGGTGGAGTCCATCCTCCGTTAGTTTTCTTTTTCTTATCGCCAAAGATGCGATCAAATTCCTGATCAAACTTTTCCTGCTGTTCTTTGCTTCCAAAGCGAGTCGAAATTGAATCGCCAGTTATGTTGTTGTATCCCATCGGTAAGCTCCACAAGTTAATTGGTCTTAAAAATAACTTTTTCCATTCTATAGTCAAAACTGACCTTCACAATCGTGCCATATTGAGACTTTTTTATGCTGTCTATGTAATGATATTAAAAACATCAGAAAGGCGCTTCTTCCCACTCAGGATTCCATCTTGGCGGCTTCTCCACCTTTTCTTTAGGTAAGATAGTCAAATAGCACTCTGGGCGAAGCTCTAAGAATGCCAAAGCATCCTGTTTAGTGTAAAACTTGCGTATTGGATCGCCTTCGCCATCATGCACAATAAATCTTCTAGAGTATGTCAAAACTAGATCCTATCCCTGTGAATACATCTTTTCGTTTGCCCCACCAGTTTTCTGGTAATGGAGCGTCTGTCTTTCGTATTATCCGCAAATTTGGATTCTTGGCAATAAGTTCATCGTACTTACCTCGATAGTTTACATGAGCGTTTGATCTTGCTTCCATGTATTCACGAGTTATCTCGTCAATTGTTTTTTCTCTGAACGGCTTTCCTGATGCCTTGTACTTCTTGATAGCTTTAAATGTTGTCTTGCTATTGTACTTAATCACATCAAGATACTTGCCTTTTTCAAGGTCGTAACATACAGCCCTAATAGCTGCCTTTTTCATGTTTGGAAAGTGAGCATGGAATTCATCAATGTCAACAAACCTTTCGTCTGCTACCTTCAATATCTCAGCTCTGATCTTATTTGCGTTATAAAGTTGGTCTATTCTGCTCATATGTATATTCTCAAAGGATTGGGTACTCTTAAGGTTGCATGGATGTGACGAGCATCCATCTTAATTTCCCCACTCTAACTGTCGTGTAAAAAGTTAGAAAAAAATGTAGCTACAATGTAGCCACGATTGTTAGAAAGGAATGTCCCCTTCTAATTCTTCAACGGACTCAGGCTGTTTCTGATATCCATTAGCTTTCGATGCCTCTTTTGGCTCTGATGATCCACCTATCAGACTTACATTAGAGACAACTAAATCTAGCGACTGCTTAACTTCTCCAGACTTGTTCTTGTATTCACGCAGATTAATCTCACCAGTAACACCAAGCTGACTACCTTTCTTGATGTACTGCTGCAATGTCTCTGCACGTTTGCCAAACAGTGAGCAGTTGAGCCACACTGTGTTTTGTGACTTGCCATAACCAAAGTTAACAGCAAGTGACCATGATGCTACTGCAGTTTGTTCTGGTGTGAAGCGCAACTCGGCATCACCACCAACTCTACCAATTGCATTAAAAACGTTCATTATTTACTCCCTTGTTGTGTTTTAGGCATTGGTCTAGCTAGTCTGTATTTATGCCCAAGTTGTTGAATTACTTCTTGCACCTTTCGTGCGTGCTTATCAATCTCGCTTTGTGGAGGGTTTGATAGCTTACGAAAGTCGACTATTATTTCATACATTTTGCTTCTCCTTGAGTGATTCAGCATATCTTTTAATAGCACCACGTTCTTTGCTCCCTAGTTTAGACCATAAGAACATCTTTTGTTCTTGGTCTGTTATAAGTGACGCACGATCATGCGCAGCTTCTATATTGCCAGATTCAATGTCAGCAATAATCTCCATTGCTTCATCTATCACCCACTGTTTAACGTCTTCCGTTAAAGAGCTACCAGCACCAGCTAGTGGTGTAATGCTTTCAGGCTTTTTTACAGCAGGTTTAGCCATATTTTGTTGGTATATAGCATTTGCTACTTCGTCTGCCGATGCAAACTCTGTACCGCCAAGCCCCAAGCAAGCAAGCGCTCTTCCAATTGCGGAGGTCTCTGCATTCTCGACATATGATGTACGATTTATCTGACCATTTGACTTAAGCTCGTGCCCATGACCTGTAGCTACAATCTTGCTTTCAGCATTAATAATTTGTGCTTTGATAAGAACTTGATCATCGTCAATCTTTACAACGTCAGTCATGATTGACCATGTTGGGTACGCTGCACGAAACTCCTGCACACGCTTGGCAACTGTTTTGTATTCTTTGCCATGAATATTTACAAAGCCTTCTTTGCTCATGATTTCTCCTAGTTGATTATTTGTACTTCTGGATGTGACAACTCCATCCAATCTTCAAACTTAATATCTGATGATAAGTGCCTGTGTAGATATTCACGATACTCATCTTCAAATATAGCCATCGCATCTAACCAAGTTGTCTTGACCTTGTTTTCTTCTATCCACTGATGCACTCGCTCAATGGTTTCGTAATACTCTTGATAACTCATAACATTCTCCTATTTGTTTAAAGATGCAAATGCATGATCTAGCAATGATGGTTCTTGTCTTTTATTTGCAAGTTTTCCATCACATTTTGCACAGTACCCATTTATAAAACTTCTTCCATTGCACTTTGCACAAACCTTTAATCCATTTTTATATATAACATTTTCCATGACAGTTCTCCTTAAAAATGTACTACAATTGAAATTGTACACGATATATTTTTAATTGCAACACTTTTAGGAAAAATTTATGAGAAGTAAATATCGCAATAAAATCACAGAGTTAGATGGAATTAAGTTTCATAGTGCCAAAGAAGCGAAGCGTTATTCAGAGTTAAAGTTACTGGAGAAGGCTGGACAGATCCATAGCCTAATGTTGCAAGTCCCATACCAATTAATAGAACCTATGCGTATAAATGGTAAACACTATAGAGCTATTAGTTATTACGCAGACTTTGTATATGTAGAAAACAATAATACAGTGTGCGAGGATGTAAAAGGTATGCAGACAGATATATTCAAGATCAAGATGAGGCTCATGAAACAAGTTCATGGGATAGATATAAAAATAACTTAGAAAGCAAAAAACCCGCTAAGACACGGGAATGTCATAACGGGCTTTTTGGATACCACTCGCTTAGTACAATGCTGATGATATAGATTAATTTGATTATGGTCAATAAAAATATTTTAATAAAAGTATTGCATTTATGTATTACAAGAGTATAATTCTTCACATAGACAGTAATTAACTGTCATTAACTAAGGAGAAAGTCATGGAAAAGACATACGAAGAAAGAATCGCAGCAGAAGCAGAATTCAATAAGCTAGTTGAGTATCTAAGAAATAGACATCTAGATGAAGATGATACAGAAGGTGCTGTTGAAGCTGCTCCAGCAAAGCCTGTGTTTACAAAACCAAATCACGATCAACAATACTACAACGAGCAATATCGTGAGTTGCAAGAAGATACAAAAGTTAGACGCCTATATGGTTACTAATTTGCGTATAAAGCAAAAGGAGATGTCATGAGACATAAACATGGATTCTGGTCATATGTATTTAGATCTGTGCTTGTATTCATAGTCGTAGAACTATTGCTGCACAGTGTAAGTTACTGGTGGCGCAGGAGACTGCATCGCCAGATCCACAGAAGGTTTCACTAGGAGAAGAAGATGGATTGGTTTAAACACGATTCAACGGCTAATTTGGATGATAAGTTGCAGGAGGTGCTGCTTGACTATGGTCTTGAAGGCTATGGTCTGTACTGGTACTGCATAGAGCTTATTGTCAGCAGAGTATCGCCAGAGAATATCACATTTGAGCTAAAGCACGATGCTCGTATCATTGCTCGCAACACAGGGTCTACTCCACAGAAGGTAGAAGAGATGATGCGTAAGTTTATCCAGTTGGGACTATTTGAAAACACCAACGGATCTATCACTTGCTTGAAGGTGGCGAAGAGATTAATGACTTCTGCGACTAGCAACCCACAGATGAGAACTCTGATTCAAAATGTTAAACAAAAACAAGAAGATACAGAAGCGTCTAGACACCGTCATGACGAAGTCATCCCAGATAAGATTAGATTAGATAAGAAGAGAAAAGAATATACACCACCAATTCCTGCGGAATTGCTATCCGACTATCTAAAGGTTCGCAAAGCTAAAAAGGCTGGCGATCTGACAGAGACAGCGTTTAATGGCATAGCTCGTGAAGCAGAGATTGCTGGAATATCAGTTGAAGACGCTATCAAGCAATGCTGTGAGCGTGGGTGGGTAGGATTCAAGGCTGACTGGATCAAGAAGGAAGAGCCAAAGATTAAAGAGTCATTTGGATGGCGCAATGATGACACTCAAGTTCTTAAGATTGCAAGCCAGCTAGGTATTTACACAGCAGGTAAATCTAGATTCGAAATACTTGCTCAAATTGACAAGAAGAGAGGTGTGCAGTGAAACTAGGATATTTATTGATAGCAGTGTCTTTTGCAGCAAATGCTAATTGTCGTGTTGCAGGTAATGATATTGTGTGTGATAATAGTAATGCGTTAATTGAGACACTAAGGATTATTAATCGTCAGATATATTATCCACAGCCATTACTGATAATTAATGATCCAACATTTATCGCACCGCCAAGATTGCAACCGATACAAGGCATACCGCCAGCATACGATGCATTCATTGTGCAACCAAATGCAACCAACGGAGAAGACGAATGAAACCACATAAATGGGCAAAAGAAATTCATGCTTGGGCTGATGGTGCAGATATTGAGCAAAGATGCCATTCACCTAGCATTAAAGAGGTTATTTGGAGTAATTGGGAACAATTTGATGGTGAGTGGACTGACGAAAAGCATTGGGAATACCGCATCAAGCCACAAGCTAAAGAGCCACAGTATTTGTATGCATATAAACAAGCACCTTATCCTGATGGGTCTAGAACCACAAAAGTTGATATATCAACAATTAAATTAGATATAGATGCTTACATAGGAAAAATTAAACTGGAGCAAGATGATGAATAAAAGAGGTCGTAAGGCATTACCGCAACACATGAAGGGTAAGACAACATCAATCAGGTTACGACCAGATCGCTTAGAGATGTTTAAATACTTGGGCGGCATTCAATGGTTAAATATAGTGCTTGATAGCTTAATCTGGGAGAAGACGCAAGGTGAACTGGACAAAGCAGAGTAAGTATCACATAGAGTCATTGGGCAATAAGATTAATGCAACACAGTCAGTAGGATTTTCTATAAGCAAATCAATACTTTGTGGGAATGCTATCTACGAACTGTGGGAATTGCCATACAACAACACTAAGTTTATATATCGGAGTAAGGATCTAAAAGATGTTAAAGCACAAGCCGTTCAATATTACCAAGCAAAACTTGCCAGTGCTAATAGCAAAGCTGCATGATTTACTTGACGCAGAGCCGAATGGTAACTGGCAGGTTATTATCAAAGAAAGAGCAGACTCACGCAGCGTGGATCAGAATGCTAGATTGTGGGAGCTGTATACAAGCATAGGTGATTATCTTGGGTACTCTGCACAAGAGATACATGAGCTTATGGGTTACAAGTTCTTGCTTGAAGAGAAAACAATTAATCGTGAGAAGATTACTAAAATTAAAAGCACGACAAAGCTATCTGTAAAAGAGATGGCTGATTATCAGACTAAAGTTGAGGCATTCGCTTCTCATTTGGGATGGAGTTTTAACTAGGAGAGTGTGATGGATAAATATATAGCAGCAGGATTCTTTTCAGGTGTGCTTGGGATGTTGTTAATCTCATGCATGGTTATCAGCGCATCATTGCATCGTGGTAAGGAATGCACGATAGAGGTGACTAAAGGCAATGAGACTCATGTAAGGATAGGGATGTTGCCATGAATGCTAAAGACAAAATAAAACTTATTGCAACAGCACACGCTGCTGGAATGTTGTTTATTTTTATTCCTGCAATGACATTGCTATTTATATATTTTATGATGCAAGTTTTATAAATTCTTTAGGGGCTAAAGATGAATGAAGAGATAATCAAGGCTATATTCCAGAGCGGAATAGCAGAAGGTAAAAAGCTGGCTGCAAATCGTGAGTGGAATTATCTTACTGATGAAGAGATATACGATTTGAAGATTAACAACATATCTCTTGATTATCTTGATTCAATGGGTTTTGCTCGTGCAATAGAAACTTTGATTAAGGAGAAAAATAGTGTCTAAGATAATTGATTACATGATGTGTTACTCAGCAGCGTTTGTGATTGGATTCTGGACAGGTGCTGGTATTATGTACCTTGCACTGACAAAACATAGCAAGCGCACTCAATGGAGACGCATTCATGGTAACAAAACAGTTCAGCGCTGATCTGCATGATAAAAACGATGAGCGTGGCAGGGAGGCTGCAAAGCGTCTATTCAAACGTTGGGGGCTAGAGCTTAAAGATAATCCAGACAAGTACGGAGTAGACCTGCAAGCGTACAAAGATGGCGAACTGTATGGAAACGTTGAGGTTGAGGTAAGAGAGGCATGGCAAGGTAATTTTAAGTTTGACACGCTAAACATTCCACACAGGAAGCGTAAGTTCTTTGAAAAGGAAGGAAGGAACTGTTTAGTCGCATTTAACTCTGACTTGAGTCAAGCATTCATATGTGACGATTGGACTGTTCTATTCTCTAATATCGAAGAAGTGAAAAACAAGTATGTTGAAAATGGCGAAATGTTTTTTAAAGTTCCTGTCAATCAAATTAAGTTGGTACAAGTTTATGGCACGAAGTCTAAGTGAAGAGAAGCAGCACTACAAGAAACTACATGAGCTAGGCTGCATTGTATGTATCAATGAAGGACATGGATACAGCGAGCCACATATTCACCATATTAGACATGGAGCAGGACTTGGACAGAAGAGTCACTGGAGCAAGGCTATCCCCTTGTGTCCTCTTCACCACCAACATGGAGGATATGGAGTCGCACTGCACGCAGGACAGCGAGAATGGGAAAAGAGATACGGATCAGAAGAAGCGTTACTAGAACAAGTGAAGGAGCTATTGATATGGATGCCATAAATCCACAGTATTACAAGCGAGGTAAAGTTGAATGCATAGACGCACTAGAGACTGCAACAATGGGACTAGAAGGCATTGAGGCTGTGTGTACAGCTAACGCAATCAAGTACCTATGGCGCTGGAAGGAAAAGAATGGTGCGCAGGATCTGAACAAGGCTGTTTGGTACATAAACCACATGATTAAGAATATACGCAACGAAGAGCGAGAGCTATCATAGATTGAACAATAACTTTGTGATATATTCGGCTGGAGCGTAAAAGCTCATGACACTTCTCCGAGTGCTTGCTGGCTTTACTGCTTGGTGGATGGATGCCAGCTCCATGCGAAACCAAGTACCTTTTTGGATATGCTGACGGAAGAGTAGCTCTCTTCGGGCATGGGAGATAGCGAGATATGGCTACCTTTTGCTATGGTGAATTCTAGATGCACCCAAACTCTGAGATAGTTTGCTCCCAGAAATCTCCTAAAGGATGACTATGATTAAAGGCTTACTAGATACTAAGACTACGATCCCTTCAAACAAGACGATCCTAGCAAACACAGAAAACGCCATCAAGAACTTTGATCTTGGTGCGACAAATCCTTCACTCCCAAATACTGAATACTGGAATAAGATGGCTAAGATGTGGCGCATCACTCCAGCAGAAGCCAAGCGTAGACGCTGTGGCAATTGTGAATACTACGAAAATACTCCATCAATGCTAGAAGCGATGGAGGCAATCCCACTAAACAAATACGACTTATACGATGGACAAGCTCAACGTGGCTACTGCCATAAGCTAGACTTTATATGCCATAACAGCCGTGTATGTTCTGTATGGGAAGAAAAAGATTACGAAGTGCCTGAGTCAGAAGGCGAATACGAAACCGAGATGGAGGACTAAATCATGATGCGCAACGCTGGTAAAGTAGCCGACAAGATGGCTAAAGTAATGGGTGAATACAAAGACAAGAAATTGAAAAGCTCTTCAGGCAAGAAGGTAACTTCTCGTAAACAGGCAATTGCAATCGGTTTATCAGAAGCTGGAGTTGCTAAGAAGGGTAAGAAATAATGCGTGACTTCAACAAGATTGCTGAGAAGATGGACAAACTGTGGTCTGGTGGTAAGTATCACAAGGTTAAACCAGTGAAGCCAGCAGAGACTACAGACAAGATGATTAATGAAGCTATGGCTAAATACGGCAAGGGCAAGAAATAATGTCTAAAGGTCTGTACGCAAATATTCACGCTAAACGTAAACGCATTGCTAAAGGCTCTGGTGAAAAGATGCGTAAGGTTGGAAGCAAAGGCGCTCCGACTGCAAAAGCATTCAAGCAAGCAGCAAAGACAGCGAAGAAAAAATGAAGAAGGACTCTAGACTAACTCGTGCTGGAGTCTCTGGCTATAATAAGCCAAAGGCTACACCAAGCCATCCAACTAAGTCTCATGTTGTTGTCGCTAAGGCAGGAGATCAAGTAAAGACTATTCGCTTTGGTCAACAAGGCGTTAAAGGTTCTCCAGAAGGTAGCAAGCGCAACGAAGCATTTAAGGCTCGCCACTCTAAGAACATTGCTAAGGGCAAGATGAGTGCAGCATACTGGAGCAATAAAATTAAGTGGTAGTTTTATGGCTGATCATTGGTTTGTTATAGCGTTAGCTGTACTGGCTAACATTGTGTTGATAGTTAATGCGATTCATCATTGGTAGATTATGGCTGGATTACTAGATAAAAATATGTTTGAGCAGATGTCTGCACTGGATAAGGCTAAAGCCATTGGCTCTGGTCTTTTATCTGCTGGTGGATTCATGATTGCTCATCCGTTCCAGTATAGCAGTCATAGCAACTACCCAGAACAATTGAAGCAGCAACTGGCAAAAGATAGTCCCGATTTGGGACTTGTTCGTTTAAACAGGTCTCCACTAGACACGGCAATCAATTATGGTGGCGGCTATCAGTTTGGAGCTTTGCCTAGTGCTGACTTAGAGTCTGCTGATAAGATGGCTAAGGCTTATCAGTTGATTGATTACTTGTACGCAGAAACACCACAACAAAAGCAAGACGCATGGAAGGATTATCAGGAAAACATGGCTGGAGTTCGTGCAGCTATTGCTGATAAAAAAGTAGGTAAGAAGGTAGATATACCTGCAGCATCGTATAAATACTCAAGAGGAATGTAACTTTAACAGGAGTGACCAACCGATAGGAGTCACAATATTATGGCAGCGAGACTAAGAAATAAACATCAAGACGAAGTAAGAGCTAAGATACAAGCATCAGTTTTAATTGGATTATTGGAAAGCCATGCGATGGGCGAGATTGAATTATCTAGCAGTCGCATTAAGGCTATTGAGCTACTACTGAAGAAATCTATCCCAGATCTTCAGTCAATTGAGCATACAGGTGACGATAACACACCAATAGTTCACATTATTAAATGGGCGGAAAATGGAAGCTCTGGAAGTAGTAACTGAGATACCTTACACGCCTCGTAAGCCACAGAAACAGATACACCATGCGATAGAGAACTATCGTTTTGTTGTTTGTGTTGCGCATAGACGTATGGGGAAGACTGTATCAGCCATCAATGAATTGATTAAGGCTGCAGTCCAGTGTAAGAAAAAGAATGCTAGGTTTGCGTACATCGCACCTACATACTCACAGGCAAAGCGTGTTGCGTGGGATTACTTGCAAGAGTACACGAGACCACTTGGAGCTAAACCGAACTCTTCTGAGTTGCGTGTTGACTTCTTTGATGACAAACGCATAAGCCTGTATGGATCTGAAAATGCTGACGCATTGCGTGGACAGTATTTTGATGGAGTCATTCTAGATGAGATTGGTGATCAGAACCCAAAGATTTGGAATGAGATTATTAGACCTGCATTGGCTGATAGAAAAGGCTGGTGTTTATTTATTGGAACTCCAAAGGGTAACAACCACTTCAAGGAATTCGCTGACAGAGCGCAGTGCACGAATGGTTGGAAGTACCTAGAGTTCAAAGCCAGCGAAACTGGTATCCTTGACCCTGAAGAGCTTGCAAGTGCAAAAGCAGAGATGGGCGAAGATAAGTACAGGCAAGAGTTTGAATGCTCGTTTGACGCACCAGTTGAAGGCTCATACTATGGGGCGCTACTAAATGATGCAGAAGAGCAAAACAGAATTACTAAAATACCTACGGAAGTCTTGGCGAGGACTGTTGTTGCGTGGGATTTGGGTATTAGTGATTCTACTTCTCTCTGGGTGGCTCAGATAGTTGGTAAGGAAGTTCGTCTTGTTGACTATTGCGAGAATCATGGTGTTGGTCTTGAGTATTATGTTGGCTGGCTGCGAGATCGTGGCTATTCAAGCGGAGAACAGATACTTCCTCATGACGTGGAAGTACGAGAATTAGGAACTGGCAAGTCTCGAAAAGAGATGTTGATGGAAGCAGGATTAGATGTCACAGTAGCGCCAAAGGTTGGCGTTGCTGATGGCATTCAGTCTGTTAGACGTATGCTACCACGTTGCTGGTTTGATGAAGAGAAGACAAGACAAGGTTTGTCAGCATTGCGTAACTATCGCAGGGAGTATGATGAAAAGCGCAATGTGTTTTATGATAGACCATTACACGATTGGTGTTCTCATGGGGCTGACGCATTTAGATATTTAGCAGTTGGTTTAGTTGAGGTAGACCATTCGTGGAGTAAACCACTTAATGTAAACACATCATGGATAGTTTAAGGACAGCATAATGGCAAGAATGAGCGAAGAAGAAATCAAAGTATTACTGCAGATGGAGATTGATAATGCCATCGGCTACCTTGAAACTGAGACTGTGGAAGCTCGTGCAGAGGCTCTTAATGCTTATCTGCGTAATCCATATGGAAACGAGATAGAAGGTCAAAGCCAAATTGTTACTGGCGAGGTAGCAGAGGCGGTAGATGGCGCTTTGCCACAGTTGATTCGTGTATTTACAAGCAATGAAGACGCTGTACAGTTTGAGCCAGTGAATGAAGGTGACGAACCGTTCGCAAAACAGGCTAGTGAGTTGGCTAATTGGGTATTCTACAAGCAAAATGATGGCTTCCTAATCCTTCATAACTGGTTCAAAGACGCATTGATGCAAAAAGTTGGCGTTGTCAAGGCTTACTGGCAGTCAAATAAAGACACAAGCAAAGAAAGATACAAAGATTTAACTGAAGACGAGCTAACAATGCTGTTGGCTGACGGTGATTTTGAGATTGTTAAGCAAGAAGTAACGCCAATCACGATAAATGACGGCACTGTTGTCAACACATACAACGTTACTATCCAAAGAACTAAGGATAACAGCCGAATTATCGTAGAAAATGTGCCTCCAGAAGAGTTTATTATCGATAAAAGAGCTAGAACAATTGATGACGCACAGTTCTGCGCTCATAGACGCTTCGTTCCTCGTGGTGATTTGGTTGCAATGGGCTATGACAAGGACAAAGTGGAGTCAATTCCTGCTTATGACCGTTTAACATACGCTCCAGAGCGCTTAGCACGTTACTCAAATGGTGAAATCCCTGAGTACATCCCAGTTGATGACCCATCAATGCAAGAGGTTGAGGTTTTCGAGTGCTATATCAAGGCAGACTTCAACGGTGTTGGCTTTAACAGCCTACATCGCATTGTTTTTGGTGGTGAATACATCCTAGAAATGGATGAATGCGACTATGTGCCGTTCCACAGCCTATGTCCTATCCCAATTCCACATAAATTCTTTGGTCAGTCACTTGCTGATCGCACAATGGACATCCAGTTAGAGAAAACTACACTGACACGTCAATTATTCAACAACCTATACCTGACAAACAATGCTCGTGTTGTCGCTGTCGAAGGTCAGGTGAATTATGATGACTTGTTAACGTCAGTTGCTGGCGGTGTGATTCGTGCTAAGAATGCAAATGCAGTTACACAATTGAATGTGCAAAATACTGCTGGTCAAACTTTCCCAATGTTCGAGTATTTAGATGGTGTACAGGCTAAACGTACTGGCGTTAGCGATATGCAGCAAGGGTTAGATCCTAGCGTATTGCAAAACACCACAGCAACAGCAGTTGCAGCCATGACTCAACAATCTACAGGAAAGCTAGAGCTGATAGCTCGTATCTTTGCAGAAACAGGCGTTAAATCGCTTTTCAAGGGCATCCTACACTTACTATGTAAATACCAAGACCGAGAGCAAACAGTGCGTATGCGTGGACAATGGGTGCAGTTTGATCCTCGTGAATGGTCTAACCAATATAATGTCACAATCAACGTAGGTTTGGGCAATGGTAATCGCCAAGAACAGATTGCTACATTGCAAATGATTCTAGCTAAACAAGAGCAAGTTATTCAGCAGTATGGCATAAACAATCCGTTAGTCAGCTTAAGTCAATATCAGAAGACGCTGGCTCGCATGATTGAGATGGCTGGATTCAAGGACACAAGTTCATTCTTGAATGACATCACACCAGAGGTTGAACAAATGGTTGCTCAACAAGCAGCACAAACTCCACCAGATCCTAACTCTGAAGCAGCTCAGTTACTTGCACAGGTAGAACGTGAAAAGGCAGACCTAAAAGCAAGAGCAGACGCAGCTAAGAATGAATTAGAGCGTGAGAAGATGGCTGTAGACAATGCTCGCAAACAGTTAGAGCTTGAGCAGAAAGCAGCTAAAGATAATGCTGAGTTGGCACTTAAAGAACTGAAGCTGTACATAGAGGCATCAAAGGCTCAACAAAATAACGATTCTGCACAGCTTGACTCTGTAATGAAGGCGATAAGTACATTGCAGAATATGTCAAAAAGTGATATAAATGGCTAGTCAAAATAGGTAAAAATTATATGACTAAGACTGAATGGGCTATCAATTTACTTGATAGTGAGCATTTTAAGGAAGTGTTTAAAGAATTAAGAGATGTTGAGCTAAGCAAGATTGTTAACTCAGATCCAAACGACATTCAAGAAAGAGAAACTGCTTACTTGATGATAAACGCTTACAACAAAATCTACTCTTCAATTGAAGCTATGGCTACTGAGAAGAAGATGGTTGAGAAGCGCTTTAAGATTTGGTAAATATCTTACCAAACGTAAGCCAAGCGAAGTTGGCATAAAAGGAAATTTAAAATGACAGACACCAACCCAAACGGGAGTGAAAATCAACAGCCGTTAGGCACTATAAATGAAGCAGCATCATCGTTCTTTAATTTACTAGGTGGTGACGAAGCACCCGAAGAAGGGCAAGCGGAAGAACAACCAGTAGAGATGCAAGAAGATGAAGGTGAGGAATACGAGCCTGAGCAGTATGATGAAGATGGCGCAGAAGAGGACTCTGATGAAGAGCCTGTACAAGACGAGCCAAAACGGTTCAAAGTCAAGGTGCATGGTGAAGAGTTAGAACTATCCGAAGATGAGCTAATCAGTTATGCACAGCAGGGCGCTGACTACACCAAAAAAACGCAGCAATTAGCAGAACAACGCAAGGCTCTAGAAGCCGAGATGCGTTCTGTAGAGGAAGCTAAGCAATTGCGAGATGCTTACGCTGATAGGTTGCAGATGATTGAGCAGTTGCTGTCTGCCCAAGAATCAACGGAAGACCTAGAGACTCTAAAAGAGAATGACCCAGTAGGTTACGCAGTGAAGGTTGCTGAACTTCAGCAAAGAGACAAGCAGCTACATGCTGTGCAACAAGAGCGCTACCGAATTGCTCAAGAGCAACAAGCGGAACAGGCTCAAGCGTTGCAACAGTATATGGCTCAACAAGCTCAAGAACTTGCTAGAGTGCTTCCAGAGTACGCTGATCCTGAGAAGGGTGAGAAACTGCGTGGCGATATGCGTAAATTCGCAAAGAGCGTTGGATTCTCAGATGAAGAGTTGTCTATGGTCAGAGACGCTCGCCAAGTAATGACATTGTATAAGGCAATGCAATACGACAAGTTGCAGCAAGCTAAACCGCAAGTTACTAAGCGTGTTAGTGAAGCTCCAAAGACATTAAAATCTGGTAATGGCGTTAAAGCCACAGATGCAGACAAAGTTAAACGTGCTAAACAGCAACTCCGACAAACTGGCAAAGTCAAAGACGCTGCTAGGATTTGGGAGCAATTTTTATAAAGGATAAATCATGGCTACATATCAAACCTATCAAGCGGTTGGTCAACGTGAAGACCTAATCGATGTAATTTACAACATTTCTCCTACAGACACTCCATTCATGAACTCTGTAGGTAAAACAAACGCAACTGCTCGTTTGCACGAGTGGCAAACTGACAGCTTGGCTGCTGTTAACGTAAGCAATGCAGCAATCGAAGGTGCAGACGCTTCTTCAGCTACATTGTCTCCAACAGTTCGCTTGGGCAATCGTACACAAATCTCCCAAAAGACCATCAAGATTTCTGGTACTTTGGACACAGTTAACAAAGCAGGTCGCAGATCTGAAAAGGCTTACCAATTAGCTAAGGCTTCTGGTGAGTTGAAACGTGACATGGAAGCAATTCTGTTGTCTAACCAAGTTGCTGCTGACGGTAACGGTTCTACAACTGCTCGTACATTGGGTGGCTTGCAAACATGGTTGAACTCTAACTACAACGGTACTGGTACTGCTGGTTCTGGTGGTACAACTGCTCGTGTAACTGGTACAGATCGTGCATTCACTTCAACTTTGTTGAATACAACAATGCAATCTTGCTTCACAAATGGTGGCTCTCCAACAATGTTGTTCGTAACACCAGCACAAAAGGTTGTTGCTTCTACATTCACTGGCGTTGCTACACGCTTCCGTGACGTACCTGCTTCTCAACAAGCACAAATCATCGCTGCTGCTGATGTATACGTTTCTGACTTTGGTATCATCCAAATCGTTCCAGATCGTTTCATTCCTAACACAGACAATGATGACTGCGCATTCTTGGTTGATACAGAGATGGCATCTGTTGCTTACTTACGCCCATTCCAAACTAACGAATTGGCTAAAGTTGGTGACTCCGAGCAAACTCAGTTGTTGGTAGAGTACACTCTCCAAGTTAACAACGAAGCAGCTCACGGCATCATCGCTGACTTGACCTAGTAAAAGGACAGGGAGGGGAGAAATCCTCTCCCATCTATCATGACTGATAAAGTTATAAGCAATGGCATTACTGCCACAGAATTCAAAGACGATGGTGATCAATTAATCATCACTCAAAAGCAAAACATTACTGGAATCATAGAGGCTAACAAGGCTGAGTATGCCGAGAATGCTAGTGTTACAGGATGGGGAGACACCCTAAATAATCGTGTAGCTAGAATCCCATTGACAGTTTTTGCTGATTTAGAAAAACAAGGAATCACAAGAGGCTTCACAGTCATTGACATGAAGCGTTTTAAAGAATGGCTGAATAATCCTGACAATCGGGTGTTCAGAACTAGAGCAGGAAGAATCTAATGGCATTCACATCTTATTCTGACTTAAAGACCACGATAGCAAATTACCTCGCAAGAAGTGATTTGACTAACGTTATTCCTGACTTCATACAGTTAGCTGAGAATCGTCTACGCAGAGAGTTAAGAATAAGACAAATGTTAAAGGTGTCTACAACTACATCTACAGCTAACGATTCAACCGTTGAGCTTCCATCAGACTTCTTAGAGATGCGTGATTTGCATTTGAATACAAATCCGATTGCTGTGTTGAAATATGACGCACCAAACGTTTTTTATCGTAATACGTTCTCTACAATTAGTGGCAAGCCAACAAACTATACAACTCTAGCACAGGAGTTCCAATTAGCTCCTATCCCAGACACTAACTATACATTGCAGATGCTTTACTATGCTTCGCCTCCATACTTGAGCGACACTAATCCATCAAATGTATTCTTAGCAAATTGTCCAGATTTGTTGCTCTATGCTTCTTTAGCTGAAGCAGAGCCATACCTAATGAATGATGCAAGACTTGAGACATGGGCTGCATTGTATCAACGTGGTAAAGATGCACTGGCAATCTCTGATGATCAAGGTGAGTATTCTGGCTCTCCGTTAACAATGACAGTAGCTTTTAGATAGAGGAATAAATCATGGCTGAAATGAGTAACTACTTAGAGAATGCGCTGATAAATGGAACGGTTCGTGGTACTACATACACAGCCCCATCTACCGTTTATGTTGCGCTATATACTTCCGACCCAACAGACGCAGACACAGGAACTGAGGTTTCTGGTGGCTCTTACGCACGTCAATCTGTTACGTTTGCTGCACCGTCAAATGGACTTTGCGCTTCTAACGCTGACGTAACATTCCCACAAGCTACTGGCAACTGGGGAACTGTTGGCTGGATCGGTCTTCGTGATGCATTAAGTGGTGGCAATTTGCTTTACCATACACCGCTAGATGCAGCAAAAACTATTGAGACAGGCGATATCTTCAAGATTGCCTCTGGAAACTTAACAGTACAATTGGCTTAATATATGCCTTTAGTCTTATCAGACAGAGTACAGGAAGAAACAACCACAACTGGCACTGGTGCTGTCACGCTTACTGGTGCTGTTAGTGGCTATCAATCCTTTAACGCAGGTGTTGGCACAGGTAACACTACTTACTACACAATCCAAGACATGACAAACAATGCTTGGGAAGTAGGTATTGGTACATATACGCACTCTACGACATCATTATCTCGTGATACTGTGCTTGCATCTAGCAACTCAGGCTCATTAGTTAATTTTGGCGCTGGTACAAAGCAAGTGTTCGTGACGTATCCTGCTAAACGCAGTGCGATGACTACTGGTATCCACGAAAACAAAGCAACCATTGATACTAACTACACTATTTCAACAGATGCTAACGCTATGAGTGCTGGTCCTATAACTGTAGCAAGTGGTGTAACGGTAACTGTGCCTTCAGGCTCTAACTGGGTGATTCTATAATGAGTGTAATTATAAATGGAAATACTGGCGTATCTGGTGTAGACGGTTCTGCATCAACTCCTGCTGTGCAAGGTAATGACGCAAATACAGGAATGTTCTTTCCTGCTGCTGATACCATAGCCTTCGCTGAAGGTGGAACAGAGGTTATGCGTATAAATAGTAATGGTAATGTTGGGATTGGGACTACTAGTCCTGCCGCTCCACTTCATGTTAGTGGTTATATGTATATGCAAGACCCTAACAATGCTGTGTTTTTCTCTAATGGTAGTACAGGTGCTTATTATTTTAGAAAAGGCACTACTAGCTCTTACACCGACCAAATGATTATTGATTCTAGTGGCAGAGTAACAACGCCATTTCAACCTGCATTTTTAGCATATACAGCATCAACTACCAATACGACAGTAACTTCTGGCAATGCAATAAATTTTACATCAACAATGTTTAATGTTGGTTCTAATTGGAATACAAGTACAAGTAGATTTACTGCACCAGTAGCTGGAAAATATTACCTTAGCATAAATATATATACAGCAAATGGAGCAAGCCAAAAGTCACTTGTATGGAGAAAAAATGGGTCTGACATTATACTTCCATCAGCCGATGCAATAGTTCATTATCAAGGCACAGTAAATATAGGTGACTTTACGCTTTCTGGAAACACTATATTAGATTTATCTGCTGGAGATTATATTCAAATAGCAGTTCGTGGCGGCGGGGCAAATCTTACTTATTACCAAGGCCACTCATACATTATGGGATATTTAATAGGGTAAATTATGGCAACTTATACAATCACACTTTCAGACGCAGAAGATAAAGCATTAGGCGTAGTAGCCCTTTCTCAACAAGATTGGATTGATAATGCCGTTCATGAACGCTGCCGAATCGCAATAGATGAAATTGTAAATACTGAAGTACAACGCAAACTTGCAGCAGGTGAGCCTATTATTGGCGCTAAAGAAGATATTGTAATGGCAGCTAATATTAAATCTGCTGCTGAACGGAATGCTGAGATAATTGCTCAAATAGAGGCTCAACAAGGAGCTGAATAATGACAGTCAAAGTAACCGTACCTAATACAAGCTCAGATTCCGTAGTATTCGGCTCTGCTAACACGCCTACTGCTGCTGAAGTTGTAGGTATTGATAGTGGCTCATCTAATGGTCAATTAGCGTTTAAGACTACAGCAAGTGGGACATCTACAGAGCGCATGAGAATTGATGCGAGTGGCAACGTAGGTATTGGTACAAGTAGCCCTATTACAACCAGCGCACGACTTTCTGTAAAAGCATCTGGTGATTATGATGCAGGACTTGCAATAGGTTCAAACGCTTCTGCTGTAAACTGGGCAAGGCTTGATTTAAAAAATACGAACGCAGCAAGCCCATCTATTATTTACCAAGACCAAGCTGGTACATTATCAATTCGTACTGATGCAGCATATCCAATTAAGTTCGAAACAAATGGTGCTAATGAGCGCATGCGTATCGATGGCTCTGGAGTCATTTCATTTAAAGCAAATAACTCATCTAATACAACTCATGTATTCACATACAATGAAAATGGTGGAGAAATTGCACTCTACGATAATGCAGGTTCTTATGGCTCTCTTTTCGATTTATCTACTGGAAATACTCGCTTAGTTCATGTGCTATCAACAGGAGACCTATCATTAGGCATTGGGGGGGCTAACACAACAGGTTCAGTTATATTTTATAGAGCTGGCTTTAATGAAGCGATGCGAATTGGCCCTTCAGGTCAACTAGGTATTGGTGGCGCAAACTACGGAAGCTCAGGTCAGGTTCTGACATCTCAAGGTTCAGGCGCAGCTCCAAGTTGGGTTGATTCTAGAGGTATGACATTATTAGGTACTTTGACTACAACTTCAGGATCAGCTCAAACACTTTCAGGATTAAACTTAACTACATATAAAACATTAGTAATCTATTTAAACAACGTAAGTATGAGTGCTAGTGCTCAAGTAAGATTGAATTCAATAGCAATTACTCAAGGAACAGGTGCTAGCGGAAACTCTGTATGGGGTGCGTGTTTTGTTGATTTATCAATAGGGACTTTCGCTGCAATATCTTCCGCAACAGCAAGTTCTACTGGAACTTTATCTAATACTGGAGTAACCAATAACGGAAATTGTGGAGTTACAACAGCAGCAACGGCATTAGTTTTTTCTCCCAATACTGGAACTTTTGATGCAGGTACAATTACAGTTTATGGAGTTTCATAATGGAATACTTTCATATAATCACTGATGCACGAACAGGTGAGATAACTCAAGTTCCGTTTACTTCAGAGGAAGTTATTGAGTATGAAAAAAATGCTGTTGCTGCAAAAATAGAAAACGCAGAAAAACAAAGAGCAGAAGCCTATCGTAATGAATCAGACCCACTATTCTTTAAATGGCAACGTGGTGAATCTACTCAACAAGAATGGCTAGATAAAGTTGCTGAAATTAAACAACGTTTCCCAAAGGTTGAATAATGCCTATATCCGTATCAGGTTCACAAATAACATTTAACGACAGTAGCGTACAGAATACATCTCCGTTTACTGGTGGCTTTGCCATGCGGAATCGTATTATTAATGGTGCGATGGGTATATGGCAAAGAGGGACAAGTGTTAGTGGAACATATGTGTATGGTGCTGACAGGTGGGCTACGTTGCCTTTTGCAACAGCAACAATGTCACAATCATCAGATGTTCCAACAGCAGTATCTCAATTTAGCCTAAGACTTCAAAGAGCAGCAGGTTCAACATCTACAACTGCTATTGGAGCTCAACAAGTTATCGAAAGTAGAAATTGCTATGATTTATCTAGCCAACCTGTAACTCTGTCTTTTTGGGCTAAAGCAGGAGCTAATTTTTCATCGAGTGGAATTGGCGTTCAGTTCATAACTGGAACAACTGCAGACCAAGGGGGTTCAACTTATTTTGCTTGGGCAGGTCAGGCAAATGTAATTAGCACTAGTATTTCAATTACAACAACATGGACAAAATATACGCTTACAGGAACTTGTGGGGCTAATGTATTAGAAGCAACAGCATTATTTTTCTTTGTCCCATCAGGTACAGCAGGGGCAGATGATAGTATTTACATCACAGGTGTCCAACTAGAAAAAGGCTCTACAGCTACATCATTTGACTATAGACCTTATGGTACAGAGTTGCAGTTGTGTCAGAGGTATTTTTATAATCGTGGCGGAAATCAAACTAATGAAATGGCTAATGTAGGTTCATTTCAGGCATATTCAACCACACAAGCTGCTGGAAATTTAATATTCCCAGTACAAATGAGAGCAGCGCCAACATTAACAGTATCTGCAAATAGCGATTGGAATATTACTACTGCTGCTTATGTAGCAACAACTTGTACGGCTATTTCAATATCTCAAGTAGGAGTAATGGGATGTCAATTCTTGGCAACAATTGGCTCTGCTTCCTTAACTGCTGGTTATGCAACTAATATGCAAGCTGCAAATATTAATGCAAGATTAAATTTATCTGCGGAACTTTAATATGTATAAAGAAATTAAACCGCCTTTTGGTGAAATAACATCAGTACAAAGATTATTAGACGGAGCTTGCATTCCATTTGATGAAGCTAACACAGACTACCAAGAGTTCGTACGGTGGTGCGAACAGGGCAACACACCAGAACCTGCGGATGAATCATAATGTTTGGTATAGCTAGTTTTTCTGCTGTTCCATTTAGCTCGCTACAAGCAGCAGGTAACATATTACTTGCTAGTGCTGCTATCACAGCAGACGGAACGGTTACGGCTAATGCTTATGCGATAAGAACAGATAGTGCTGCTATCACCGCAAATGCAACTGTAGAGTCTAATGGCTTTGTAATAAGAAATAGTGTAGCAGGAATATATGCATACGCTGATCTGACATCTAACGCAATTAGAATTAGGACAGACTCTGGTGCAATAAATGGAACTGCATTAATAACTGTCGACGCAACTAGAGCAAGAGCTAGCGCAGCTCAGATTGTAGGAAATGGATCTTTTAGCGCAAATGGACAGCGCACATACTTTGTTGCTGCATCTGTAACTGGATTTGGATACCTAACATCTGACGCTACAAGAATTAGAACAGATTCTGGAGCTATTAACTGTTATGGATACATGACAGGTCTTGGAGGCGTTGAGTATTCTGCAAATGCACAGATAGATGGATATGCATACTTAAATGCAAATGGTGACGGAATATTTAGTGGCGTATCAAATATTAGTTGTACATCTAGTATCATAGCAATTGGTACTAATTTAGGACATAACTGGACACCAGTTCCGACAGATACAAATACATGGACAAGTTCTCCTGTTGGTAGCAATGCATGGACACCAGTTTCTGTAGGTTCTAACACATGGTCTAACACTACAGTTACCACAAACACATGGACTGATGTTAGCGTTACAGATAATGATTGGCTAAGGAAGGGATAATCATGGCAAAGAATAAGGTAAGCGAGTGGAGTTCAACAGCATCAAATAATACTGATGTCGGTGGAATTGATATTGCAGAGGGTTGTGCGCCATCTGGAATTAATAATGCCCTGCGTACAATGATGGCAGAGATTAAAGATATGCAATCTGGAGCATCAGGCGATGACTTTACTGTTGCTGGAACTTTAGCTCTAACTGGAGGGCTAACGCTTGACGGTGCTGCTGGCACTTCAGGTCAGGTAATGGTTTCTGCTGGATCAGGAAACACGCCAACATGGGGTAATGCTTTTGTTGCTGGCATGATTATGATGTGGTCAGGCTCTATTGCAACAATACCTAGCGGATGGTATTTATGTAATGGATCTAACGGGACTCCTGACTTAAGAAATAAATTTGTTATTGGCGCATTTCAAGATAATGCAGGTGTTGCTAACACAACAATTACTGGCTCTAATACATTAACTGGCGGTAGCAAAGATTCAATTCTTGTAAGCCATACCCATACCGCAACAGTAACAGATCCAGGTCACTCTCATAGCACAACCCCAAGTACACAGTTCTTGCGAGCAACATCTGGATCTAATGGTTCTAACTCTGGCTCTAACTGGAGAAACGATACTTTAGTCGTTAATTCTGCTACAACAGGAATCACAGTAAGCAATAGCACAGAAGGTTCTAGTGGAACAGATGCAAATCTTCCACCATACTATGCACTAGCATTTATTATGAAGGGCTAATATGGCAACTAAAGTTGTACAATTTACAGAGTGGACTCCAGATCAACCAAGTGTTGTAACCAATCTATCGTATGTTGATGGAGTATTTTCTGTTGAAAATGGATATTCGCCATTCCCAAGTGCTGTAGACTATTCTCAAGCAGCAAGCGAGTCATTAAATAATACATTCGCAGGTAGATTTAGCGCAACAAACGTTATTTTTGCTGGTGGAACTACTAAGTTATTTAAACTTGATGGCGCTGATTACAGTATGGATAACGTTTCTAAGTCAGGAAACTACTCTGGAGTATCTAGATGGAACTTTGTCCAGTTTGGAAATACAGTTTTAGCAGCAAATGATATTAATAAACTGCAATATTTTACAATTGGGTCGTCATCAACATTTAATGATGCTGCTGCAAGTGCTCCAATATCAAAGTATGTGACAGTTGTTCGTGATTTTGTTGTATGCGCAAACTTAGATAGCGGAAGCAATGCATCAACGGTTCAGTGGAGCGATATTAATGACTTCACTGATTGGACTGCTGGTGGCGCAAGCCAAAGCGATAGCCAAACAATCCCAGATGGCGGCAACATAACTGGGCTATCTGGTGGAGAATTTGGTCTTGTATTCCTACAAAGAGCTATCGTGCGTATGTCTTACATTGGCTCACCATATTTCTTCCAGTTCGACACAATATCACGCAGTTTAGGATGTCTAGAAGGCAACTCTATTGCCCAGCATGGTGGAGTTACATACTTCCTAGCAGAAGATGGATTCTATGCTTGTGATGGCAATACTGTAAGCCCAATAGGGACTGAAAAGGTAGACAGATATTTCTTCAAAAATGCTGACCCATCTAATCTAAGTACAATGTCTGCTACTATCGATCCATTCAGAAAACTGGTAATTTGGAATTACAAAGACGTTTTTGCTCAAAGAAAACTTATCATCTATAACTGGCAGACAAAACGCTGGACAAACTGTAGCACTGATACAGACTATGTTTCTTCTATTGTATCTACTGGTCAGACTCTAGAGGGTTTAGATTTACCTTATGAGATTAATGCAAGCACTATGGTAACTGGTCAACAATACTCAATTACTGATTTAGGGTCTGGAGTTAATTGGACATCTATGGGCGCTGCAACCGCTGTTGTAGGCGCTAGATTCACAAAAAACTCAACTGCATACTCAGGAACTGGTGGAAAGGTGATTGATTTAGCTGCAGCAAGCGCTGCTGGATACACTCTAGAGACAATGACAACATCTTTAGACAGTCAGTTGTACACAGGTGGCAAATTCTTGTTATCAGCAACTCGTGGCAACAAGATTGTTACGTTTACTGGTGCTAGTTCTTCAGCTAGGATTGATACTGGGTATATTGGAAGCCAATATAACTCTACTGTTACATTAGCAAGACCAATTGTAGACAATGGATCTGCTCAAGTTGCAATTTTATCTGTTAATTTGCTATCAGAAGTCAAGGACTTTGGCGCATATACTAGCGCAAACAGTGAAAATAGAGTACCATTGAGAAGCAACGGCAAGTATCACAAGTTATCCATCAAGCCAACTGGTGCTTCATGGTCAAATGCGCTTGCTATAGAGATAGATATTATGCCACAGGGCGTTAGATAATGACTGTAGTTAACCAGCAGTATCGTAAATTAAATAAATCAGGCGCTTCTACTCGTGAAATAGCAGAAGTGGTGAATAATTTAGTTGATGGAAAGTCAAACAATACTGGCTACTTTTCAACTACAGCAAGTACAACACAGACAACTATATATAACGAAAGAATTGGTGCTGACTCTGCAATTATATTCACCCCAATGAATGATAAAGCTGCGTCTGAAATGGCTAAGTTGTGGATTGGAACAAGGACTCAAGGGCAAGCAGTAATAAATCATGACTCAAATGCCCATGTTTGTGATTTTATGTACATAATTGTTGGATAATGGAATTCATTTATATACCGCCTAGCAATCTAAGAGACGAATGGAATTGGGTTCGTGAAGGTTTAGAGGCAGTAAGAAAAAAAGGTCATGATAGCTGGCTTCCAGAAGACATCTACTGTGACTGTTTTGAACAGCGAGCAATGCTTTGGATAACAACAGAAAAATCTGGGTTCATGGTATTGCAGCCTACAGGTGATTCAATGCACTTATGGGCAGCTTGGCTAAAGTCTAGTGATCAAGAAGACTTAAATAAAGGTCTTCAATCAGCGATAGAGATAGCTAAAAGAGGAAATTGTAAAAGGTTAACGTTTACATCAAATCGGAGAGGATGGGAACATCGTGCAAAAAATTTAGGATTTAGACCCACAATGTGGGAAATAAAGATAGGGGAATAATATGTTTAAGATTTTCAGCCCACTTTGGTTAGCTTCAAACTTCTTCACATTTTGGGGTGGTGGTGGCGGTGGTGGCAAGTCTACTACTACACAAGGCATTGATCCTGCAATTAAGCCATATATAACATATGGTTTAGGTGAGGCTCAAAGACTTTATCAGTCTGCAACGCCACAATACTATTCTGGTCAAACATATGTATCCCCATCTAGTCAAACAACTCAGGCGCTAAACCTAGCAGAACAAAGAGCGCTATCTGGCTCTCCACTGCTGCGCACTGCACAACAGCAACAACAAGACGTTGTTAGCGGTGCATACCTAAGAAACAATCCATACTTTGAATCAGCTTTGCGTGGCGCTTCACAAGCTGCTACTCAGAACTACATGGATGCCATCAAGACAGCAACTTCTGGCGCTTCTGCTGCTGGTCGTTATGGATCAAACGTGATGGCTGATCAACAAAATCGTGCAGCAACAGCTTTAGCTAATACACTTGCTAACAAGTATGGTGACTTGGCATATCAAAACTATGCTGGTGAGCGTGCCATGCAAGAACGTGCTGCTCTTAATGCCCCAGCTATGGCTGCTGCTGATTACAGCGACATCAACCAGCTTCTACAAGTTGGTCAAGCAGGTGAAGATTATCAACAACGTGCTCTTGAGGCTGATATCCAGCGCTTTAACTTCGAGCAAAATCTTCCATACGCAAAACTTCAAAACTTCTTGGGTGCTGCTTATGGTGCACCAAGTGGCACAGTTACTCAGACACAAAGTCAAGGTGGCAAGATTGTTTGTACAATGATGAATGAAGAGTATGGGTTCGGTAGCTTCCGCAATAAGATTTGGCTTGCACACTCTGCTTCAATGCCAAATGCTAAGGTATACGAAAAAGGCTACCACACTATGTTCTTGCCATTAATCGCTTTCGCTAAACGCAAAGGTGCTATTAATCGTGCTGTTAAAAGCACTCTTGAGCATATTGCTCGTCATCGTACAGCCGACATTTGGAAGCAAAGACATGGCAAGCGTGATGCACTAGGTGCTATCTATCGATTCATCCTTGAGCCTATATGTTATGTAGTAGGCAAGGTGAAAGGGGCTTAATATGGGAATGCCAACACTTATAGGTGCAGGTGTAGGTGCTTTAGGATCTGCATTAACAGGAAATAGCCCATTTAAAGGTGCATTGATTGGAGGTTCTTTAGGAACTGGATATGGTGGAATAAAAAGCCTAATAGACGGTGGGTCATTTATGTCTGGAGCTTTTCCATTTATGGCAGAAACGGCAAAACCTGTATCTACATCTCTTATTGCTCAAGGTGGTGGCGCTACATTGCCAGCATATTTGCCAGAGGCTGGTATTAATATGTCAACTGGCGCATTAGTTAACCCAGCAAGCATGACTGCAACAGCATCTGAGTTTGCACCTGCAATGCTTTCAACAGCTCCGTCAATTGGTGGATTAACTGCTGCATCAACATCAGTGCCAATGTTACAACAGCTTGGCTATACATGGGATGAAATAAAATCCATGTTGCCAGAGATGAGTTCTCAAAATGTAGGTAATGTTATTGGTGGGCTAAATGTTGCTCGTCAATACACGGCAAGACCTATTGTTCAAGCTCCTGCAGGTGGAGTAAGTCGTGGAAATCCTCCTCAAGGAACATCGGTTCAAGAATTAATTGCTCAGATGAGACCACAAGAGCGTAAACGTATATCTTTATTAGTGGGGTAAGTTATGGCAAGTTTATTAGATAACGTATTAAGTTTTGGCGCTACTCCTCCACAGTATCTAGAAGGCTTAGTTGGTCAGCAAGGTTTAGAAGACCTGCGTGGAAAAGCGATGACAACTGGGTTATTCAATGCCTTAGTTGGATATCTTGCCACTCCAAAGAATCGTAACTTAGGTTTAGGCACTATTCTAGGCAATACTTTGATAGCTGGTCAGCAAGGCGCTCAAGGCGTTTATGACCAAGCAACTCAAGACTATATGACGCAACAAAAACTAGATGAGATGAGACGTGCAAAAGAGATGCAAGCTAGACGTGATGCGTTTGTTGCAAATATCGGTCAGCCAAATGCAACTCGTGATGTAGTTACACAAAGCATGGTACAAGAGCCAGTAGCTCCACAAGAAGGTGCTGTAGCTCCTACATTCCAAACAAAATTGCCTGAGCCAACAGTCACTCAAGAACAATACTTTGATCCTAACGTGATGATGCAACAAGCGCTGCAATCTGGTGCTATTGACCTAAAAGACTATTTAACGCTATCACAAAAGCAAAAGCTAGGCACTAAACTATTATCTACAAAAGATATTGAGGCTTTGAATGCTCAAGGTTTTGCATTGCCTACTGATCGTGGTCAAAAATATCAGCAAGATGTAGCTACAGGAAAGATTGACCTTGTACAAGGCACTCTAGCTCCAGAAAAGCCAAACTTTAGAGTTGGCGATATTCAAGAATTTGAGAATGCTGGCAAAAAAGTTACTCGTGAATATCAGCCTGACGGCACATGGAAAATTATTGCAACTAACGCAATCAAATCTGGTACTGGTGAAGAGGTAGTTGACTACCTTACCCCACAGGCACAATTAGGTTTAGCTAAGGTTTACCTACAAACAGGTGTTATGCCTCCAATTGGCAGTGGTAAAAATGCTGCACTCACTCGTGCAAACATTTATAACATGGTATTCCAGTTGCAAAAAGGCAAAATGACTGACGATCAAATTGTTGCAAGCATTGTAGGTAATAAACAAAATCGTGCAGCAGAGCAACAAACACTTAAATCATTCTCTGGTGGCATTGAAGGTCGGGCAGTTCGCTCAATGAATACTGCTACAGACCACTTATTCACTCTTGAAGAGGCTGGTCAGGCACTTAATAATGGAGATATTCGTGCATTCAATGCTATATCCAATAGAATCCAAAAAGAAATTGGTGTCCCAGCTCCAACTACGTTTGATGCAGTTAAAAAGATTGTTGCTGGTGAAATTGTTAAGGCTACAACAGGATCTGGTGGCGCACTTGCTGATCGTGAAGAGGTTCAACAATCTATTCTGTCAGCAAATTCTCCAGCACAGTTGCTAGATGCTATTGATAAATACAAAAAACTAATGGCTGGTCAGTTGCAAAGTCTAGAATTGCAGTTTATTACTGGTACAAATCGTGGATCAAAAGAATTTAGACAGAGATTGAGTCAAAGAACTCAGTCATTGTTGCCTCCACCTGTAGATACAGATGAGGCTTCACCAGCTCCATCAACAAATGTTGCTCCACAGCCAACTGTGCAGACAAACTTGCCTCCAACAAGCACAAATCCTAATGAAAAAGGATGGGTATTGAAGGTTGATAAGAATGGAGTAAAGGCTTATGTCAATCCAAGCAATCCGAAGCAATATAGAATTGTTGCAGAATAGGAATATATATGGCTGATAAAAAACTAACGTTTGATTCAGGCAGCGCAAGTCTTGTATATCAAGCAGCGCCAGTTGCTGATACTGGATTTGACTTTACAAACGCTGTTGATATTGACCCACAGACAATGAGACCATTTGATCCTGAGATTCCAACGGCTATGGCAAGACAAAAGTCTGCTGAAGCTCAACGTCAATACAATCTAGCTAACCCACAGTCTACAACAAGCAAAGTAATGGAGACTATTGGTGATTTGTATGATAAAAGCAAACTGGCTGGGTTAGCTCCAGAAGTCAATCCATTGATGGGTGCATTCAACACATCTGCTGCTGCAACTATGGCTACATCAGCTCCAGTACGAGCTGTTTCTAACGTTGTTTCTAAGGCTGGTAATGTTGCCACAGCTCCAGTAAGGGCTGCAGGTGAGATACTTGGCGAGACAATGTCTGACTTTGTTAAACGTGCTTATCAGATTGGAAAGTCTGGCGATAAGACTTTATCTTCTGCATGGAGACAAGGGAAAGCTGCTGGTCTTCCTGCAAATGAAAAAGGCATGAGCGCTATCGGAAACTACATACGAGCATTCTTCCCAGAGTCAAATCCAGCAGATATTGCTAAAGCAAAAGAT